TGCCCACTGTCTACTATGTTCGAGACGGCAACCGATACATTGACCGCATGGCACTCTGCTTTTTGCTGTTTTTATGAATCTTGGATGATAGCAAGGCATGCGCTTTCCTTTGGTCGGTTCCTCTGAGAGGCTTTTTCTTGCTTTTTACTTTTTAACTTTTTACTTTTTTTAGAGTTTCGGGGAGCCGGCCGTTCCGGCCGCCCCCCGAACCCCCCACAAGTCCCAGCTCACTACCGTGAGCTGACGCCCTTCGGGCTTTTTACAACCGAATGCCTCCACGCATTGGGTTGATATTGTTTTTACTTTTTACTCTTGCGCCTTTTCTGAAACTGCGTTTCGAGTATCTTTTTGACATTTTTCTACGCTTCATTTTTTCACCTCCCTCCGTGTCCTTCGTCCGTGTCTGTCGGTGCATTTATCTTGCTTGTGGGACCCGCCTCAATAGTAATTGAAAGAGCGGTCCCAGTAATGGCGCCAGAGTTTTACCAGCTGGGGACTCCATCCATTTCCGCATCGCTTCCGCTTCTACTGCGTCCATTTGGAGTACCTTTGTTTTTGCCTGTTCCTGTGCTGGTAGATTTTCCTCTGCTGTTTTAAATATTAATTTTTTCATTACATTTTCCCACATTATTTTAGATAGTTCTTGATCCTTTCTTATTTTCAATCTTGATGCTGTTGGATCATCACCAAGATTCGCATCAAACAACAACTTTTCATTTGCTGTTTTCGCATTTGTTAAGTTTGTATCTGCTATCTTTGAAAAGATAGACATTATTGATTCTCCCATACCCTTTGCAGGGTTTTCGGCGTGGGCCGCCGCTCCTGCAGGTGTCGAAGCACCTGCCCCCCCTGTAGCTGACAGAATCGGGTTTAACCCTGCGGCTTTCAGATCGGCAACCTCGCGCTGATGCGCTGTATTAGACATGCCTTCCTGAAATTTCCGCTGAATTCTTGCTTGATTTGCATTGGAGAGATTTGAATATATTCCCCCCACCAGATCAACGCCTGATCCTACCAGCGATGCAGCACCGGGATCAACTTTTATTCCCATCATTCCTCCTTTTTAGAAATGATCGATGAGACCCGGTACTGAATATACGGGCATTGGACGCGCACACTTTAAGCTGAAATAAATATCTGCTATAAGGTGCGGCCCTGTTGAT